CGCCAACCAGATGCTTGCGCTGATAAAAGCAGTAGCAACTATCGCGAACCTGCTCATATTGGTTGTTTTCCAGGCGATAAGCACGCTCAGCCCACAACTGCGTAGCTGCATCATAGGCCCATGTCTTCTTTGCAGTCGGGAACGTAATCACATAGAACGAATGACCGCTTTGCTGGTAGCTGTAGGCGATAGCATCATCCAGGCGCGGATACTTCCGAATTTCCTCTTCAAGAGCATGCGTGCTGGTACGCGCTGGGCTGTAACCATTGGCACGCCAGATCATCGCACCGCCTCGCTTATCATTGCCAAGCCAGTAAAGCGTGTTGTCCATTGGAGCAATAGAACCAGCGGCAGCGCAACCAGTCTCTTGCACTGCGCCACTGATAGCCTCAAAAGCTGCCGATGCAGATGCAGATGGCGAAAACACATCAAGAGACTTCTCACCGAATAGCCATATTTCGTTATGGTCGCGAATCGCACGAACAACCTTATCCGGGGTTGACTCACCAGTAGCAAAGTCAAGTGGATCAAGAGTAAGTGCATAAGCTCCAGACCAGTAAAATTGCCCAGTACCTGGCCTATTAAATATAAAAAACCCGTTCAGGAAATCTACATAATCTGAGCCATACCAGCCAGCGCCGGACATTGATCCAACAGCTAGGGTAGATAGGTTGAATGTTGGCGCCGTAGTCGATCCGTCAACGAACACGGCAGACAATCCATTGTCGGAGCCATAAACGCGAGTGGCAGAATTCCCTAGCGACGCAACAAATACCCAATCCGTCCCGGAAAGGCTATACAGGCCCGAGCCACGAGCGGCGAATAGTTGGCCCTTGCTAGTTTCGTAGATTCCACGGATTGCGCCAGTACCAGGCACAGTAGACCAAAGCTTACGGCCTGGCGTGCTGTAGAACGTCATTGGCGCAGCAGCATCCGGCGTACCAATCTCAGGATACAAGTTTATGCAGCGCTGGGCATTGGAAATTACCGAGCGCGTCTTGTTTGATGCTGATAGGAAGGATATACGCGGCATCAGCCTACTACCTCAAAGCAGATTGGCGCAGTCTCAGCAGCATAGGCAAGCATTAGCTGTCGGCGCTGCAAGAAGCGGCGTTCAATGTCCTGGCGATCAGCCATAGGCACGCTAAACTTTACAGCGCACTCATTGGCCACCCACAGGCCAAGACCGCCGATCCATGCTTGCGCAACGTCCGGCACGGTGGATACGGTCGCATCCATTTCGATTGCCTGATACGTCAGTTGCAGAAATGGGTTGGCGGAGGGGATGGGCCACAGGTAGCCCACGTTGTTCGGCGCAATGTAGATACGCTGCGGCTCAAGCGAGGGATTCGCAATCGGGTCGATATAGTCGTATTGCAGACGGTCGTATTCCGCCTTGGCGATCACGTAGACAGGCGGATGGCCACCGTTCACAGTGCGCGTGAAAGCAGGCGCACCGTAGTAATCGGCCGGCATAGCGACCACGCCAGGCGTCAGCGCAGACCACGCGAGCGCGACAGGCGCAGGCGTGATCTTTGGCCATACCACGCCGTGAAGCGGAAGCTCTTTCAGGATATTCTGCAACCCTGTCAGCACCTTCTGATAATCATCAGCCGGCGCCGTCTGACCTTGCGCCAACACGCCCATGATTTCGAGCGCATCGGTAAGGATGCCTTGGGTCGGGAGCGTGTAGGAGGTGGACATTAGACGGCCGAAACGCTGATGTTGAAACGGGGGATCTTGATAGGCGCTTTGTCGGCGCCAACGGTATCGACCACGGTATTGCGCAGGATTTCAATCACGCCCTCAGGAACGATCACTTCTTTGTCACGCTGGATCAGGTACGAATGATAGTTGTGGCCAACGAAAACATCACTACGGCCTTCTGCGCTGTCTTCGGCGGCAATGGTCAGCTTGAACATCTTTGGCGCGTCTTCCGCACCGAATTCATCTTTTGCAATCTTGGTCATTCTTATCTCCTTGAAAGAAAACCCGCCGAAGCGGGCCGAAACTTAGCCGATGGCTTCGTAGGTGAAAACTTTCGATGCAACCAGAGTTGCCGCTTTTACTGTAAAACCACTTGCCGAAGGAGTGACGCCGGAGCTTGTGACCAAAGTACGTGTACCAGCTGCAACGGTCAGGATAGCCGAATCGTCGGCCATGCCTTCAAACCATTCGATGGTGCTGCGGTCGGTCAGGTTGATGAAGCGCACTACTCGAGGACGATAGCCCGTGACGAAGAGCGTGTCAGCAGCGGCGCCCGCATCGGAGGTAACTTGGCCGATGGTCTGGTTTCGTACCTGGTGCATGGTGTTGGTATTGATGGTGTATGCCATGATGTTTCCTTTGATGTTAGCGGGCCGAGTTTCCCCGGCCCTGATTCATTACAGGCTAGCCCCGGATTCGACGCGCAAAAGCCATGCGTCGTTCAAAATACGCGTAGTAGTCGTCGCTTTCCAGCCCACGGTCGAGCGCTGGTTCAGCGGGTCAGCCGTACCAGCCGAGCCGAGCGGCTTGACTTCGGTCATCATGCCAGCACCAGCCAGTGGGATGACAGCGTAGGCGTCAGCGCCAAAGATCATGGTTGCGTACACGTCGAAGTTAGCGCCGTTGTTTTTCAGTACGGTCGTGCCAGCAGCGCCAGCGCCTGAGAAGATCTTGGCATTGGTCGAGGAAACGAAGCGGATATTCTTGTACGCGCCGATTTCATCTTCCATTACGCCGTCCATCGAGCCGTAATCGCTCACTGCGCGGTAGCCAGTGATTGATTCCAGATCGAATTCAACGTCAGGGTGTGCCACAGCGATGAAAGCCTTGCGAACGGCGCCAGTGCCGACATTTTGCGACGACGACAGGCCTTCCTTCATGAACTTGGTATTCTGCACCTTCAGGAAGCGAATGGCGCGATCCAGATCGGTTGCGGTAATCTTGGCGGCCACCAGCGCACGGGATGCCACGCCCGAAGCGTATGCGACGTTGGTGCCGGTAACGAGAACATCGCGGCGATGCTGATCGATGGTCGTACCTGCTTGGTCACCCAATACGTCAGTGGCTTCGGTCACGACAGGATCTTGATTGGTCATGCTGACCATATCGGTCAGGGTGACGTAATCGCCGAACTGTTGCAGCGTCGCCAGAATGTCCGTCACTGCCAGTTGCGAACCGGCAGGCGTGACGCCTTCCGTCAGCGGGGTCGATGCTGGCGCCAGTTGCGAGTAGCGGCGAAATTTGATCTGATTGCCGGATCGTTGCGACAATGGACGCTTTTGGCCGAAACGGCCATAGACTTCGGCCGGCTGTGCACGGCGCAGCAGATTGCGGTCATAGAACGCTTGGGTGCCTGGTGGCAGGGTAGTAAGATTGGTCAAAGCCATGGTAGTGCTCCTATCGGATTAAATTAATAGCCTTTAACTCGGCGGACTTCCTTTTCGAAATCTGCGTCGCTCATGTTCAGGATGCGCTTTGCTGCGTCCGCATCTACGTCGGGGGCTTGCCGTTGCTGACCACCACCGCCCGGAGTTGGTACGCTCATTGCGCTTTTTTCTTGTTGCTTTGCGTGTTCAGCGGCGAATCGTTCTGTCGCCTTACGCACTGCATACAATTCTTTCTCTGCCGCGATTTCCCGGATTACGTTCAAAGGGTTGTGCACATCTTCGCCAAGAGCTTTCAAGCGATCAGCAATTGCAGTTTCAAGCTGCGGGTCAATGGCTGGGTCGAAGATGCCAGGATGCGCCGCCTCGATTGTTGCTTGCCATTGCTGCTGCCGCTCTTGCGCTGCGATCTGCGGCGCCGGATTATTGACAACGTGACGGATGGCCTCAGCCAGTTCAGGGTTGTCGTCCAAGATTGCCGGCTTGGTCGCCTCACGCTCGCGCTGTTCACGCTCACGCTTCAATGCGGCCAATTCCTGCGCCTGCTTGGTTCCCCAAGCCTGGTTATCGCGCGCCTGCTTTTCTGCCTTCTCTGCCTTTGCCCGCCATTCTTCGACGGTTTCAGGCGCCTTATCTTCTGGCTTTGCTTGTGCATCGACTGGCTTGGCTTCTGGCGCGGCTTCGACAACCTTTTCAGGCTCCTTTGCCGGTGCGGTAGTGGCTTCAGGCTTTACGCCGTTTTCCGCCGCGTCCAGTGCTGCTGTCGCTTCGTCATATTCCTTTTTGTACTGCTGTTCCGGGGTCAATTCTGGCATTTTTACTGCTCCTAAGCGGGCCTGTTAAGGTAATCCGTAGTTGGTCAAAACTCTATTAACGCCCCACTTTGCGCGCCCTCATCGGGTAGTGCGGTCAGTGATTGGCGCTCTTGCTGCAACTGCTGGGGCAAATCCAATAAGCTTTGGTACGCTTTGATTTCACCCCTTACTTGTTCGTCATTCGTTTGAATGAGTTGAACAATCTTCGCCTTCATGCGCGATTCTATCTCATAAACAACGTGCTTGTAACATTTTTCAAATGCCGCAAGCGCATCGTCTATTTCTTTTAGCCGATTTTTATCTTCCATATAGCCTATCAGCCAATCACTTTGCGGAAAACAGCTTGACGCACAGTAACGGTGACGGCATTCCCGCTTACTGTTCCGTCAAGGCCAATTTCAAGCCTGAGAAGTTGCGTGTTAGCAGCAGTAGCAGTTGCCACGGGAGTTTCAATGACGCCAGCCCATGAATTATTGGGCATATAAAGGCCGGTAGATTCTGCCAACCCAGTCGAGAGAGCAGCACCATCTGTCGCTACTAACTTTACATATCGCAATGAATCAGCACCAATACCTGAAATTGTAACGTGCATTGCCCCAAAGAACTTTTCCCCAATGGCCATTGAGATAGCGGCGACTTGATAAAATCTAAATACCTCCGTGGACGATCCACCTGGCGCCGACATTGAAATAATTTGCGTTGTAACTACATTGTCGTCATCAAGATTAAATGTTCCCTTTGAACAGACTGCCGCACCAGTTGTCCCGCTTTGACGGGACATGGTCCAATTAGTTGCAACGGTGCCAGATGCGCCAGCTAATACAGTGCCGGTTGTACCTTGCATCATAGGATTAAGCATCATGCTGCCGATTGGGTTTTCTGTGGCGTTGTAAAGGTCTGCCGCGCTATAGCAAATCTGCGGGATCTTGGCTAATTTAGCCTCAACAGCACTGAAGAATCGCCTGCCCACTTTGAACGCACCTCGGCATGACCAGTGCAATCCGTCGATAGTATCGGCAACAGCACGAGCGGCAATCTCAAGCGCAGTTCCGCCAGTAGGTGGAGTTCCGCCAATAGGCGAGCCATCAGACAAATTAGGGTCGGAAAGTGCCATCGTAGGGTCAAAGATTATTACGCCTGGGATCTCTTGCGCAGCCTTCCTTAGCAGATCATTTGCTTGTTGATGGCGCTGCGTGACGGTAGCCGTCATTTGGTATGAACGTGGCGTGATAGGAAACGCGATGGGAGTGATGCCGGCAGCAAGCAAGAGGTTATAGCAGGCCACTAAGTTCGAAACTATAAGCGACGATGGAATGATTGGCGACGTGCTAGAGATATCGTTTGTACCGCCATGCACCGAACAGAATTTTATGTTCGCAGCCTTCATCAACATGATTGCGTTAGGCAATCGAGACAAGATTTGCGCAGTAGTTTCACCGGCAACGCCAAAGTTAAACTCATTTTTGAAGCCGATGCGGCCCTCAGAAAGAACGCTTGCCCACACCATGAAGCCAATGGAGCGAGAAAGAATTGGGCTGCCATATGTGTTTTGGTAAGTAAGACTGTCACCAACTGCCGCAAATTGATAGGACTGCGCCTGGTCAACTGATACACCAGAAACAACCAATGGGAGTCCAGGAATAACCAAATTGGTTGCCGTGGCCCTGTCTCCAAAAGCTGTTACAGAATAAATCCCGGCAGAATACGGGCCAAACACTTTTGTCTGGTTGAAGATAGGGCCGATTACCGTTCCGGGAGTAAGACTCATACCGGATACCGACGCCAAAGTGGCCGCCTCCCTTGTGGTTATTGAGATTGACTCGCCATCTTGAACTTGTGTGGTGATTGTGCTGCCAGGATCTACGATAAGGCCCATTTTATTGCTCCTGATTAATTTGCTCTGGCGGCGCGATAGGCTGCTCTGGCATAGGTTGCGGTTCCATTTCTGGTGCTGGTTGCTGCATTTCTTGCGGGGCCGGTTCTGGCTCTGGCATTTCAGGCTGCTGCATGGCAACAGGAGCGCCAACAGACGGCGGCTCAATAGTCTCACCCTGCATTTGCTCCTGCTGTTCCTCGATCACATCAAGGCCCATGTTCGCAGCAATGACAACCGCCAGTTGGCCAGGCATTGTTGGATAGATCAGCTTCAAGCGGTCAGTTTCCTTGCCATATCGCTCCAGCAAGATCTTGTCGCGCTCGTTACTCTTGTCCGCTTCAAGCTCGTTGTACTTCTGCCCGATTTCCTCAAGCGACGCCTCAAGCATCTTGATCTGCTCTTGTGCCTGATGCATCTGCTGCTGGACTTGAGGCGGGATCTTGGCGCCGTCATCCTCTTTGAGAATCGGACTTTCTTTGCCGATCTGCATAACGTCCCACACCTGGTTAAGCAACTCACGCGGGTCGATAAGCGGAGCAGTAAGCTCATTCCCCATCGCAAAATCAGCAAATGCCCGAACTTTATTCGCCAATACTTCCTTTTGCATGAATGAAGCAGTGCCAGTTGCCTTCCATTCGATGAAGGAAGTTTTGCCAAAGGCCTTAATCTGCTCCCACTTCTTGCCTGCCTCTTCACCATGGATCTTAGTGACGGTTTCGACGCTCATATACTTGATCGCCCATACGACAACCTCGCCAACGATCTTCTCTATCCAATCTTGGTCGATGTGCTGGATGACTTCTTTGATAGGCAGCGAGGACGCCGACATAATCATGCTGATGCCGGTGGCCGTCTTGTTCAGGTTGCGCGAGTCGTCGCCTTGGGTGTACTTGGTAATTCCTGTGTCGTCATCGCTCATCTGCTCAGATACGCGCATGACATCCATCCAGCCGCCAGTGATATCAGGCTGAACGAACTCTTGAATGGCAGCTTTCTTGGCGTCTGGCGATAGGCCAGGCTTGAACTGGTACACCTTACCAGGGAACTTCTTGAAGTCCTCATTCGGCATGAAGGCGCTACGATCAACAGCGCTCGTTCCAAGCAGCGCCATGCCCTTGCCCTCCATGAACAGACGGAAAGCAGCATTCGTGACCTTCTGATGCGGCGCGTTGTTCTCTGCTACACCGACACCCCACATCTCGTGTGGCTCCTCTTCGTAGGCTGCACGCTTGGCTGGCTCCATGCCATCGTATGGGCTTTTGTTCTCTTTGACGATGACGCCACCAGCCATGATAACGACAGCATCAACCATTTCGCCATCGTCTGCCTCGGCCATCGTATCAGGTGCGCCGCCTGCCAACATGCGCTTCGGAACCTTGCCGAAGAAGCGCGCTACCTTAATCCGGTCATTCTTGTACCAGTATTGCACATTGGCACGCATCTGGCTTGCACGGTCGCTGCCAGTCTCTTCGCCATTGTCGCCAGGGCTAATCAATGCCTCGCTGATGTTCTTGTAGCTCTTATCGCGCTTCCAGGCTTCGACCGTGTGCTTGCTCTCCATCGTCACCCAGAAGATACCGGCGCCTTTGCCTAAGCGGCGTGCTTCAGGATCTGGATAGCAATCAAGCGTATTGCCCAGCTCATAGTATGGCAAGTCGAACTCGTACTTATCTTCCTTCAGGCCAGCGCTGCTATCGATAACCGTTTCGCGCAATACCTCTCGACGCACGAATGGGCCGAAGATGAAGCCAGTGCCATAGGTAGCCAGCGTATCCACGCCATCGTTGAGCAGGTCACGGAAGCACATACGCTCCAGGATATCGGTTACGAGGTCCTCTGTGACGTCAGCGAATGGGGCAAGCTCCTCATTGCTCGGGCTAGTGTCAAATGGGAGCTGCCCATTGCCAAACAGCGCATCCGTGATCTTTGCGCGTGCTGCGCGTATCTTGTTGCGTGTCGAGCCAAGGAACAAGCCTTGCGTCTTGCGTGCACGGGCAGCGCCGCTGCCTGCCGTGTCTTCCTGGCGTGGGATGCGAAGCTTGTCTTGATAGCAGTCGAGCATCTTCAGCTCCTGCGTCTTGCGTGCGTCGTCCCACTGCTGCAGCCGCGCATTAAGCAAGTTGGCCAGGCCGGAGTTTCGTAGTGTATCGCTCATTAGAAGTAAATCCCGGCTTCGTCTGGTTGAGGCTGCTCAAGCGGGGCCATCTTGCCCCAGTCGTCGTTTGTCATATCTTCCGCATTCACTGCCACGTAGCGCAGATTGTCGGCGCCGTGTGACCATTCGTCATGCAACGGTGCGCCCGGCTCCTGCGTCTGCTGGTTGATGCTGCGCCGATAGCGCTTGGCGCATTGCATCAGCCGCTCACACTTCACCTTGTCCACGTACATGCGGCCAAGCGTCATGCGCGTCATCTTAATTCCGTCCTCGATACTCATGTTCGGGGTAATCTTCACCGTCCATCCAAGTTCAGTCATGATTTGTTCGGCGCTCTTACCTGTTTTGTAGTCTTTTGTTCGGCCATCATGAGGCAAGTACACATTTCCCCAATTGTAGCGCTTTTCTTTAAGCATGTTGGAATAATAGTCTAGCGTCTTGAACGATTCTTCGTGATATTCGAATATTCGTATCTCAGATGCGTGTTTCTGCGCAAGACTAATAGCCATGGCATCATTCCACCCCAAATCGAATATAACGTGAACTTTCAGCATTGGATCGTATGGAACGTTGCAGATACGCTTCTGCTCCTCCATCGCCGTCATTTCGTTGAAGTAGATAGCACCGGCTACAGCAGGCATACACTTGCCCTCCCAAACGTTTTGATACTCGGCATTGGTCATGGTCTTCTTGGCGTGTAGGCGCTCAGCCTCCAACTCGGCAGGGAACCATGGATTGTCGCTGTGGTTCATTTCAACGATTTCACAGCTTTCAGGCGGATTCGCCACGAAGCGGTCGAATGTGTCGTCGGTCTCTAGCTCAGGATTGAATGTCAGGCAGATTTGCGAGCCAGGCTTACGAATTGTCGGGATCAGGATCTTCCAGGACTTCTTGCTGATAGACTGGGCTTCCTCCACCCAAACGAAATCGCAGCCCTCAAAGCTCTTGATACTGTCCGCCGTCTGGTCGCTCAGACCACTGAAGGAGAACTCCGTACCGTTCTTGCCGCGTATCTCAGTGTCCAGCACCTGATAGAAGCGTTGCAGCCCTAGCGCCTCAATCTGGTCCTTCAGCAGCTTGTGAACGGACTGCTTGATTGACTTCTGCACCTCACGCGTACAGAGGAAGCGCATACGCCTCGTCGTGCCCAGGATAAGCATGATGCGCGCAATAGTCCAAGACTTAGCGCTTCCCCTGCCACCACGAGCGCCGATGTACCGCGCCTTGCTGGTCAGCATGAACATCAGCTTTTCAGGGATATCAACTCGCATTGGAGACTGCCGCGACGGCGTTGATTGTCCAGTTCATCTGGCCAGGCTCATCAAGCTCACCGGCCTTCTCTTTGTTAGCCTTGAGCAAGTCTCTGGCAATCTCGCTGGAACTATTGGCCAAGTTGGTCAGGGCATTGATGCCGCGCACCTTGGCGATAGACGCGTCGTCAGTAGGGTCGAACGTACTCATGCCAATAGCCATAGTTCGGGCCAGGCTCGATGCATGCGATGCCGTGTAGGCCCCATTGGTAGCTGCGTTTGCCAGATGAGCGCTCATAGCCCGGAGCTGGTCAGCGAGACTTATTGCGGTCAATTGTTGCGCAACAGGTAAATCACGCAAAGCGTCCTCCGCTGCAACCAATTGATTTGCAACGGCTTTAACGTTTCGCACCTGTTGCGAAAGCCTGCGAGTGATGGCTGCACGGTCGATTTTGAACTCAGCAGCCAAGCGCGCTGGGGTCTCGCCAGCATGGATGCGCTTTTCTATCTGCGCCCATTGGGCTTCACTGAGTTTGGAGGGGCGTCCCATGTTCGTATTCCTGCTATTGACATGGGAGCGATGATACAACAGAACGTTGCGTAATGGATTTATCAGATGATTACATGAGCCACATCCCAAGCGCGCCAAGGATAGCTCCTATAGCTGCAAAGCTCAAATTCTCGGCCAACCATGTTTCTTTAGCGCGCTTCTTGTTTGACCTTAGCTCATCAATCTGCATGCGAAGATCCATCATCGACATAGCTGCCATTCCTTGCTCGTGAAGTCGGGCCATATCCACAGCCGACTCAACAGCTTTCTCCCAGCCGCCACAACGCGTTAGGGCGGCATCCATATCCTGCTGCACGATTGATTCATAAATCTTTTGGTATGCGCTAGCTGCCTCTTGTGGCAATGGAATAGCCCCTAATGATTGTAGGTGGCTCATTGCGGCCTCGTGGGCGCGCTGTTCGATATTCATTGATGACTCCTATAGTTGAGTGAGTCAATGCCCGAAGGCCCGGCGCTTCCCAGCGTGCGGTTTGCTTGAATGCTACCTATTGCTGTCCCACCTGTTGGTTTAGATGCTTTAGGCTTCAAGCGCGCTACGCTACCGATACCCCTGCGTCATGAGGTTGGAGGTCACGCCCGGAGGCGGCCGCATCGGCTGCGGCGAGTTTACCTGGAGCATCACACTGGATTCGAACCAGCATCAGGCGGAATAGAACTCCGCTGCATTATCCGTTATGCTAATGACGCGTTAAAACTAGTGTGGCAATGCTGCTAGTTCCTCATTTACCCTCATTTAACCGACAGCCTCACTATGTCGGCACATTAACCACACGACTGATGACTGATTTGGCAGTCTTCCTGCGCTAACTCTAATGAGTCAATAGCCCTCAATCATCATGCGTGTGGTGACTCGTGCGTGAGCCACTCTAGAAACTGATGCGCGCTTGGGAGTTGCACCCGGCCGCTAAGCCATCCTCCAGCTTAAAATAGCTGGCGCTCTCTACTGAGCTAAGCAACGCGTTGATCTTTGGGATTCTCACACCCCTGTACCTCTTAGCATATAGCAGCTTGCCCCTGGTAGAGCGTATTTCAGCAGCCCAGCCATTCCGGCGGTCAAGCTGATGAAAGTATCCGGCGCTAACCCGGATTGAGGAAGCACGCGTAAGCCGTGCAAGGCTGCCTTTCGGCGGGTTTGCCGCAGCGCATTCGCCTTGGCCTGTGGCGCGGATGGGTTTTCGGCCATCCCCGTTATCACGTCGTCACTACTGCTGTTCTTGCCGGGTTTTCACCGGCACCGCGCTTATCCCGAAGTTACGCGCTGCTTGGCAATGTACGCAGTTTCTGTCCGTCTCCCGTTAGGGCATTGCGCATTTGGACTTAACCTTTTTAGGGGCATCACCAAGCAATAACTTTACCACAAATATCAGAAATGTTCTTGGAAAATAGCGCTGATACGCTCCACAATTTTTTCGCTGAATTGCGACGTATCGCAGTGCTCGCTTTGTCCATTACAAGCTGCCGTATGCCACGTATGAATGTCCACGAAGTTCTCGCGGCCTACGTCCTTCAATGACAGCTCTTTGATTGCGGCAAGCTGGGCGCCTAGGGATGGGTGTTTCATTTGCTCCTCCGTATTCCCCGCCATCTTGGGCAGTGGTCAAGCGAGTGCGGGCCTTTGCACATTGGGCAGATATCGTAGGCGGCGTAGGTCATGACTGCCTCCGATGCAAGTGTTTGACTGTTGCGCGCAGGTCAGCGATTTCCTGCTCATGGATGGCCACGAGGTCAGGATGGCGCTCACCACGCGGCATGTGGCGGATGATGACGCACTGCTCGCGCTGGATTGCGTGGGCGTTGCGCGCCGCGGCTAGGGCGCGCTCTACTGGTTCGCGTTTCATGTTTTGCACTCCGGCTTAATGTACTGTGGGTTTCGTAAGGACTGCATGGCTGAAGCCGTTTCGCATTCATCAACAACCTTTCCCCAGTCGTTATGATGCACCGATACAGGACCCACAGGAACGGCGGCAAGGCATGCTTTGAACAGCTCGGCGCGCATGCATTGGTCATATTTTGCATGCACTGGAGCATCACACCCAGAGCATAGCAGCGCCACTATAACCAGGAGAAAGAGAATTCCCGGGCGGAACACGAACGACCACTTACGGAAGCCTACCCGCTCGACAGACATGCAGGCGAAGAAGCCAACCAGGATCAGCAGCAGCTTCATGGCTTCTTACCCTCACCGCAGAACGGCTCCAGATCGGCGCATGGCTTGCTGTCGACCTCGTGCACCATGCAGCGGCGCTGCTTCTCGTCTTCCTTGGCCCGGTCGTCGTCCTGGGGCTGGCTGTTGGCCTCGTTGATGCGGCGGCGCGCTTCCATGACGTTCAGCAGGATGATGATGCCGATGATGATGGCCACGAGGATTGCGAACTCGATGCCGGTGATGATCTTTTCCATGATGTTCTCCTTTAAGCCGCGAGGCCGTCGCGGTGGCGGGTTACGTCTGCTCGTTACTCCCAACGAACGAATCGCTATTCAGCAAGCTTGGCTTTGCTGTCCCGTTCGATAATGCCCGCTCCAGCTCCTTCACGCGGGCTTCGGCTTTCTTCAGCGCCTTTTCCGCCGCATGGCGCTGGGTGATTTCATAATTCATTTCACCCACTAGGATTACAGCGGCAGCATCAGCTTTGGCAATGTCGGCTTCGGCTTTCTCGGCCCACTCGCGCCGTGAGACGGCAAGCTTCAGCAGGTTGTCGCGTTCTTGCTGAAACCGGATTACATCAGCTTCGGCTTTCTCGGCGCGCTGGCGCAGTTCATTGGCCAGGTATTTTGCATCTTTGGCTTGCTGATGCGCTTGATCTACTGCCAATACAACGGATTGCTCCACCTTCAATTTCTCCGCTTCCCGCTGCTGCGCGCCCCAGGCGAGAATTCCAGCATATCCTGCGCCATCTGCTGTCTGCATCCCCTGTAGCGCCTTGTCCAGGCCTTCCGTATCCACGCTCCCCGCAGCTACTGGCGGGGCGATGGCTTCGATTGCCGACAGCGCTTCATCTGCGCAGCGCGTCACGCCACAATCGCCATCCCAGCCAAACGTCCAGGTAGAAACGTCTTCAAGTGCTTTGATGGCGATTTTCAGTTTCTCTTCATTGGTATCCATCACATCCCCTTCACTTCATTCAATCCCATCCGCCGCACCACTTCAGCATGGATCAGGCGTGACTTTGGCTTGTATTGTACGAATGGCTGCTGTTCGAACGATGCTTCGATTTCAGCATACAGCCGGTAATATTCCGCCTGCTTCGCCTTGGTAGGTTCTGGCATCGCGCCTTGTGCTACATTGTCGTGGTCGGTCAGATTCATTTCATTCCTTCTCGCCCGTGGGCGCTGGGGTTGAGCAACTTGGGCAAAAATCCTTATGCCCTTTGCGCGTCCAACCTTCACGGCTTGCGAACATGGCGCGTGCTGAAAACTTTCGCGGTGGCGTTGTGGAAGTCACCCCGGCAATCCAATTCGGGCACTCTGCACCATCGCAAAATACATCAGCCGTGTAGACGACGCTCATGATGCCGCCTTGGCAGCGATAGCGGCGCTGGCAGCTGCTAGCCATTTGTCTATGTCGAACGCCTCTTCCCATCCCTCTCGGGGGAATGTCTTCTGGTCTTTGAAGTAAATATAATAACTTCCTGTCGTATCGACATTATCGATAAGAGTTGCAAGAAGCTTTTCAACATCGCCCTGCGCTGCTGGGGCGGTGGGAGCGGCTGCAAGCATGCGTTTCCACACATCGCGGTGAATACGTGCCACCTTCCCGTCTGTGCGTAGGGCGCCGGGGCCAAGAATCATTGCGTCAGTTGGCTCAACCGGCACCAGCTTCCAGCCATCCGGCACGGCCACGGGCTGCGCCGGGGCGGGGAAAGTGCCGTTGTCGATGTATTCGCGCACGGCAGCGCCACGGCCCATCGCATGACCTGCTTTGAACCAGTGCTTTGCGCTTTCGACGGCATCAGCATTTCCGAACATACAGCCCGCCGCCGCGATGCTAAATGCGTCGTCAATGTCGGCCACCGGCTCTTGCGCCTGCACCGGGGCGGCTGCGCGGTGGGGCGAGCAGTCCAGCAAGGCATTCTTGGCCCAGGCCATCAAGCCAGCGGGATACGTGGGGCGGTAGCATTCGAATTCGGTAATCAGCAGCGTTTGCAATTCAGCCGCTTCGATGCCGTCTTGCTTCTTCTGCTCATCCGCTACCACTTGGGGCGCGGCGGCGGACAAAATTGCCTCAATATCAGATAGCAACAATTCAACTCCGCAATCAGGCCCAACATCAAAGCTATGAACATGTTCAACATCAATGCCGCGTGATTTTTTACGGCGCGCAATGTATTCTTCAACACGTTTTACTGATTCTTTACTCATTCTCTTCTCCAATGTGCGGCCCGAAGCGCGGGCCGACGGTTATTGCCTGGACAATTCAGCCCGAACGTTCGTTGTGTTGACGCCATGTCGGATGCGCCGGATTACTTCATCTGCCGCACGCTCTAAATCGATTGCACGGACGTTTTCTACCTGGGCATCGTGCGCAGCCAATCCAGCATTGACAGCTTGCAACTCTTCACCAGTGAAGCCAAAGCGCCCCGATTTCATAAACCGCTTGCCACATTCGCAAAGCGCGTCACGGGCATCGATCATTTCAGCGCGGAACTCGTTTCCGATTCCCTGCTCACACATTACGTTACCCATGTTGATCGCACCAACCAAACGATCCCAATCTGCTTTTGTCCCGCTACCGTGGCAAATATTCACAATCGCGCCATGGTTAATCAGGTTCAACTTTACCAATTCGTCCGCATGATGCCCACTCATGCCGCCGAAGAATGTAGCCATCGGATTTCGTGCAACGTATTTCGGCACGTATTTCTTGCGCGGCTTTTTCATTTCTGCGCCGCCTTGATAGCCAAGAGCCACTTGGCCCGGTAGATGCTCGATGGATCGACCTTGCATTTTTTCGCCAAGGCTTTGACGTTCGTCTCGCCGGCCATGTAAAGGCGCTGGGCCTTGTCCATGGCGGCTGTTTGCTTTGATGGCATAATTCCTCCAATGTGCGCGCCAAGGCTTAAATTGGCGCGCAATAAAATTATGCTTGAGCGCGCTTGCTATCGAAATGAGCGCGAATAATTGTGCCATAGCCGCCAAATTTACTGTCAGCTTGTTTCATGCTGTCGCGCAGCATCTGGCGAGAGGTACGAGTTCCGCCCTTGGAATCCTTGTTGATATTTTTTACTGCCAAATTCGAAACAGCGCGGCGCGATTTGTAGTCTTGAAAATTTTCAGTTGCTTTACGTTCCATTTTTACTCTCCTTGTTTGGCATCACAGTATGCTCTGCCTATGGGTAGAACTATAGCGCATCAAGAATGCGTTTGCAACATGCGTTTGCATTTATTTTTCGTCTTTATGTAGCGATGGGCGATACTCGTACAGGCCGCACTTCTCGCACCAGTACTCGCTGCGATTTCCGCTACGGTAGTTGATTTCATCGCCATGAATGTTCCGCTCAAAATTCCAGCGATGACGACAAAACAACAAAGCCCAAATCATTTTCAACATGCTTAGCTCTCCTTCTGTTTTTCAATGCCTAGCGCCTCATGCGCAAGGTCAACTTGTATTGGTGATAAGTCTTTTGCCTTGCGCTCAAAGCGATAAATGATGCGCTTGGCCCATGCCTTGTGGTCTGTTCGGTCGGTCAGGTGAAATGGAAACGCCGCTTCTGCTTCGGATCGGAGTGCGTGAGTCATGGTTTAGCCGCTTTCAAAGTAAGGAGCAAGGAGGCAAGGCGCTTCTTGCCTTCTGGTGATGGGCCAGCAAGAAGTGGATGATTTTTCACGCCCAGCATCTTGACCAGATCGTATGCGTGTTCTGGCAGAGCATCGGTAGCCACGCCAATAGCGATGTGGCCTGCTGTAACGGCGCTGGCTAGCATTGAAAGCCTTCCCTGTACGTCAGTACCAAACGATGGGAAATAAACCGGCTGACGGCCTTCTAGCTTCGCTTTCTCGACAAGGCGCGTGTATGCATCCCGGAACGCCATGCGCGCCGCAACCTTGTCGCCCATTTGCAGCAGGTCGGTGGCCGATGCCATGGCCTGCGCAATCTCTTCGGTCATCAGTGCTGAATCGGCCTCTGACTTAGGCATCAGCGCCCAAGCTTCATCTGCACCAAGCCAGTTCCCATCCAGTTGCGTTTTGCATCGGTCAAGAATATCTGACAGTTGCGGCTTGAACTTGCTCGTGTCGATGAAGTTGCTTACGGCGCGAGTTACGACGCCAGCAGGAAACACGCCAAGCTTGGCCATCCAAATCTGGATGCGCTCTGGCGCGAACTCTGGCAAGTCAAACTCTGCTGTCAGTACCGCAATTGCTTTTGCTATTTCTACACTCATGATGGATTTTCCTGTAAGTAACGTTCCAAGTTGGTCAATGTTTTTTGCTGATTCACGGTGCGCCCTGTCTGCTGCGGCCCTCGATCAGCAATTGCCATGAACTTGTCAACCTTTGGGCCATCGCGGCAAATCAGCTCAATGTCGTCATAAACCGTTTGGCGGTCATTGGCTCCCTGGCTGAACGGATCGTACTTGCAGCCATCAACAGCTCGGCATAGCTGGCTCACCGTGTAGCCGTCCTTCAAGCGTGCGCCGATGTTCTTGCTTCGCTTGGCGTCCAGTTGTGCCGCTGGGTGATTCATGACCTGCTTCCAGTATTCGAAAACCTCGGCCGTCTCGGCGGAAGCCGGGACAGTGGGTTTGACCTTAGATGGTGGTTTATGGTTAATGGTTAATGGTTTATGGTTAGCTTGTGATCCGCTTTCTTGTAGGTTGCAATCCGGTTGCAATCCGGTTCCGTCTTGCATCCCGCTGGCAACCGGCAAGGAACCGGATGGGTTATTTTTCCTTGGCCTTCCACCTTTTTTCCCATTATCTCTTGCCTTTTCTGCATTGGAACGATAGGAATCAAGTTCCTTTTCACAGCGATCATGAACCCATCCGGTTTCTCCTTGGTTAAACTTAAGGCGCAATATTTTTGCAACAGATTTAACTTCATCGTCAGTTGCTCCGATGCTGTCGCATATATCTTGCATATCTAGAGGCAATGGCGATTCCTTGTCGTAGTACACGTCAAGCATGTCGCGGTAGAGCCAGCGCTCTTGCCGTGACATATTCGATGTACCAGACCGAAAATCCCCGATGTGGTGTTTGTAGTAGTACATTGAAATTCCGATACAATCCAAATTCGGCAGGCGAATACCTGCCGACAGTCAGCCAAATGCGTATTGCATCAGTCACCAAATGGGAAACTGACTGGAGCGGGCGGCGCAGGTGGAGCGGTGACATAAGGAATCTTGTCATCCTTAGGAATTTCGCCATCAGGAATCATGCGGACGCCTATCTTATGCAGCAATTCATCGGCACTCCCAGGCATTTCTTCTGGATCGGAATGAACCATAATGTCCGTGTTATCGAAGATTTTCAGGGCTGCATCCATGGTGAAAGGCTCAGATTCATCAATCTTTGCCTTCTCGCCGTACTGGCCACCTATGGCTCGAGCAAGGTCATCCCAAGATGACAATGGAATTTCATGGCAGCACAGCGCTATGCGCAACAAATCACCCTTGCCGATAGAATAGCCGCGCTCTTGATATTTGAGGACGCGTACAAGCGAACCAAAGGGATAGCGGGTACCGCTATGGAAGCGTAGGAAGCGCTGAGCAGCATGTTTCAGGAAGTCATTGTGCAGCACGAAAGTTTCTGCGTCGATATCGTATGCGGCCATACATATAGTAAAATCAAAGGCATCAAAAATCTCTTCTGGATTCTTGAAGAAATCAAAGTGCATGAGTTGAATGATGTGCTCATTCGATGCGAAAGTTACGGCGCGATCAGTCGCAGCAAGACACCACATACCATTGTCATAGGCATCTTCAACAGCCTGAATGAACGACTCTTTCGATTTAAAATAAAGGTCAATATCTTTGATTGGCTGCTTGGTAAATGCGCTAGTCAGTGCTCCGCCAGCAATGAAAGCGCCCGCTGGCAGAAATTCGTCAGCCGCTTCCTTTATGCGCTTGAGTTCTTGAAGATGGTTACGGATAGAAAGTTTCGATTTTTCTGCGCCAGCATCGCGCTGTTCGGTAAGGAAGTTGATTACTTGGTCTAAGTTGTTCATTTTTTAAATGCCCATAAAAAAAGGCTTCTCCTGCACCGTCCCTTCGTGAAAAGGGTTGGACGAACGGGTCAGTAACCCGCCACGATGCATGAGAAGCCTTACTGATTTAGTTGCCGTCCAAGGCAAGACAAATTGTGCCACCTCTATATCCGATTAGCAAGAATTATCGGAGGAAATTTGTAACAGTGGCGTAAAGAAAAAGCCCCACGAAGGGGCTAGAAGAGGGGCGACTGGCGAGTGCTACGCTACGACAGGGATAGCGAAGACCTCAACAAGATCAGGGCCAAAGTGTGGATGCAGAAGATCGCGCACGGCATAGCCACGATATGGGAACTCCAGGCGCCGGCTTGCGTCATCCTTCTTCGGGTAGCCAAGAGTAATCACTACTTTATCGTAATGCTGGCCTAGTAGGCGCTTATACCAATAATCGGTGGTAAGGCGGTATTCACAATCTTTCAGGCCATCTCGGATCTGTTCAAAATAGATACGTTTTACTGGCAAAGTCAAAATTCTCATTTATTTCTCCAATAGTTCAATTTGTCTAGGATCATTCGGCGGCGCAACGTAGATGATGCGCTTGCCGGGATCGGTGGGGGCTTCACAGTCGCGTTGACCAGCGCGGATAGCGAGAGCGCAGGCCTCGCGGCAGATTGCAGCTCTCTGGTGGCGGAACAGACAGCCATTGCACGTATCCGCCTTGCCGTCCCGCTCCACCGCTAAAAACAGCATTGCGGCAGGCGAAAGCGCATCGCCATGCAGGCCAAGCCAGTCAGCTACTGCGACGAGCGCAGACATTATTTTGTCGTGTCTTTGACATTCTTCATCACCTTTTCCAGCGCTTCCGCTGTGTAAGGCTTGTCCTTGTCAGTCATTGCGCCGCCCATGGTGATAACGTCAGCGACGAGAGCAACAGGCGTTTCGACAACAACACCAATCACGGCTTTGGTCAGGCTAAACAGATTTGAAAACATTTTATTTCCCTTTCAGTTCCCGAAGCTTGGCGGTATAGGTGGCCTTGATGGCCTTGAGTTCATCAATCGAATACTTCTTAGGCGGCACTTCCATTTCCAACATTTCAACGCTCGCCAGGCCAATACGCCGGATCAGCTCCTTGCGGTAGTTCAGCGCGTTTCCTGATAAATGAACATTACAGGGCTGGCATTGCAACCACACGTTCAACTCGTTAAACCGATGCGTAGGATGCGCGCCAACACTGAGAAAATGCCCCGCATGATTCTGGCCTTGATGATGCCTGCCACAACTTACGCATGGCAGGCCAGCAGCCTCATCACGAGCGCGGCAGAAGGCGTTAAAAGCCGTCTGCGCCTCCTTCATCCAATCAGCGCGCCGCTTGAGCTTGGCAAGCCCTTCCTGGCGCTCCTTGCGGTCTGTGCGCTCACGTTCCAGCTTGGCGAATGCAGCGCCGCACTCAGGCGAGCAAACCTTGTGCGTCATGCTGCGCGGCTGGAATGGCGTACGGCACGTTTTCACCGCGCACTTGCGAAGGCGAATCTTTGGCTCCTTTGCTGGCTGGCGCTTGAATTCTGAACGTTTGAGTGTCATTTAGCTCCTTTCGGTTCAGTCCATTTGATATCCAGTTCAGCGCCAAGCGCATAGAGCCACTCAATGAAAACGATGGCCAGGCGAAGCGGGAACTTCTTCGACTGCACGCCAAGCATCACCACGCCAGAGCCATCGAACGCTGGGGCTATCTCTACCTGGCCCATGCCATGCCACAGCGGCGCTATGTCCGGGTCTTTGTGCGTGTCTCGCTTGAACTGGTCGATAAGGATGCGCTTCATATCGTCCTGATGCCAGCGCTTGCCGCAATGCTCGTACTGCCTGGCAATGTCGCCGATCATCGCATGGTATTTTTGCTCTTGATCGCGGCTCTTCTTAGGCAATGGCCGGTCAAGCACAAAGCGGATCGGGTTGTCAGCATCCAGCGGTGCGCGGCTGATAGCCTCAATTGCCCGCTGCACCTGCTCCGGCGTGCGCAGCATAACGGTGCGCTCTTCGAAGTCGATCATTTCCCAGCCTCATGACACGTTTTGCACTTGTAGATGCGGCGGCGAGCGCTTGGGCTAGGCATGGACTTGCGGCCAAGGATTGATTTAAAGATTCCGCAGACGCCACATGAGAACGTCGAGCTAGGCCCAGGCGACATTGTCAGCGTGCGCTCCCGGTACGATCCGGCAGAGTCGAAAATGTGGCGGCTGCTCATTCTGCTATCTCCAAGTCATATAGCCGATGGCGCACTTTGAATTCCTTGCCGCGATTTCCTCGTTTTTGCCATGTGATCCAGTAATACACACTTGTATATCGCGCGTGTTCAAAGACTTGAATCGAATCAACAATTGCAACTCTGTCTTTTGTCTTTTTTTGATATTCAACCAGATAACCATTAGGGTCTTTCAGACGGACGCAGCTGCCGACTTTAATTTCGCTCATCATTTCCCCTCCAGCGTATCGCATGCGTCTAAATAGCTACGGACACGGGCGATTTCCAGCACTTCGGCCACTTCCAGCCCGCGATCTAAGTATTCCTTGGCGCGAGAATCAACCGCTTCCAGAACCTCGCGCAGCAGCGCACGGGCGGCATTGAGTTCGGCTTTGGCGGCGTCACGTTGATCCTGAAGATCAATCATCGGCTTGATGAAATTATCTCCAATCCGCTCAAGTGAGCCCGTATCTATTCCTTCGCATGCGTTCCAGGCGGCAGCAAGGCGGCGCGCAATATGATGATCTTTAACATCAATATCCTTTCTTCCTAGTCGTATGACGCTGAAAAAGTAATCGCTACCCGTATCTGTAACGGTCATGCGCCCCTTGGTATGCTCGCTCATTTCGTACCTTCCTGCGCCTTGATTTCGGCTTCGATTTCTCCATCAATATTGGCAAGATTTTTTGCCGCCTCAAGCTCATAGTCTGCACGCAATGCCTCAAGCGCAAGCAAACGCGTGCTGTACAAAGACCTTGAATTCTGCGATGCGCTTGCATATCTTGCTTTGGATGGGTCTGGCGCTGGGCCATGCCCATTTACTACACAGCCTGACCATGCATCCCATACACGAATGCTGTTGACGTTATAGTCAAACCCTGAAGTGTATGCATTCGTGCCAGATGGCGGGGCAACATCACGCGCTGGCTTTTTGGTAAAGCGGAATGCCTTAGCCACCAAAAGGGAGCGCTTCAATTCGGCCATTTCCGCCAACTCTTTTTTGTTCATCGCCATTATTTACTCTCCTGTTGCGCCTTGATGCGCTTCCATGCTTCGATTGTCATTACTTGGGGTGGGTGGTCGGTCATTCGCTAGCCTTTCCAAACAGGGCCGCAACGAGGTAATCCCTGCCCATGCCCATGTTGACAGCCTTCACCACGCGGCGCGAAAGCTCGTGTACGCCAGATGGCTTGCGGTCATCGCCGTAGGACGGGATATTAAGCACGGGATACGGCTTGTCGGTGACCGTGTAGTACAGCGTGCCGACGCGCTTGTTATCACCCTCTGGCGCCTTTGCATAGCTCACATGGCCCATGTCCACAAGATTCTGCATCCACTTCTTGCAGCTATCTTTGCGAAGGCCGCTAAGGTCAGCAGCTTCCATTAGGCACATGACGCCATGCTCGGCCAGGGTACTGTGAAGCTCGCGCATCTTGAGCGTCGTTGCGATTGTCATGTTAGTCATGGTTATTCCTTAGTGCCGCGCAGCTTAGGCAACTGAGCAAGAATTTCCTTGATCGTCCAGCCAGTAAGCTCATGAGTACGAATCACCAGAGTTGCGCCAAATGCCAAGCGACCATGGCGCAGCTTGCTAATTACTGGCGCCGTAACGTCCAGCGCACGAGCCAAAGCGGCATCGTTTTTCAGGCGCAGATGGCCCATGGTCAGATCGAGGAATTTGTTAGTCTGAATGCTGTTGATAGATGCGGCCATGTGAAGCTCCTTGTTTCGTGGAATCCGGATTGGATGAGCAAAGTCTATCGCACTAGAAACGTTTCGTCTAGTTATTTCTCATATAAATTCCACCTATGAACACTAGTGAATATGGTTGATAAATAATACTTGAAAAAGTTGTTGCATTTGGTAATCCAGTGGAGTACAGTTCTTCTACCGGCTGCAACCGCAGCACGTAACCACAAGGAGAAATTCAATATGAGCAATTCGTCTTCATCATCTGGCGGTATCGGCGTTCTCGGATTACTGGGCATCGTCTTCGTCACCCTCAAGCTGCTCGGCATCACCGCCGTGGCTGGCTGGTCGTGGTGGTGGGTAACGGCGCCGTTTTGGGGCGGCATTGCGCTGGTTATGGCAATCGCTCTGGTCGTCGGAATCCTTTCGATCATCATATCGATGATGAAATGAATACTTCCAACGCCATCCTCGCCACGCTGCAAGACAGCGGCCCGGCCGAAATCTGCGAACTCCATGCAGTGATCGCGCATCGTAGCGAGTTCGATCAAGAGCCACGGGCACGAGAGCATGTGGAGCTGGAACTTCACGGGCTGATTCGTCAAAGCCGCGTAGCCGTTTCGTGCGGCATCTACAGCGCAGTTTAACCAACAGCCGGGCCGCGTGGCTCGGCATAACGAGGGGGATTTATGAGCAAAACAATACAAGAAGCACTGGTAAATTCTGGCGCAGCAAAGCCAAGAATTGGGCCTGTAACCCCACAGAATCCATCACGTAGCGCCACGGCGCGGGTTAAGAACCCGTTGCCCGCGCCAGTTGAATGCCCATGCTGTGGCAGCGCTGTAGTGTTGGTCAACAACAGCGTAATTTATGGCCGCTCATACGGCGAATGGCCATGGGCCTACAAATGCACGGATGACGACTGCGACAGCTATGTCGGCCTGCATCCTTTCACTGGGATACCGCTCGGCACACTGGCAAATGCCGAAACGCGTGAGGCACGTAAAGCCGCTAAATCAGCATTCAACCCTATTTGGCAGAAGGGCGGAATGTCACGCAGTGCTGCATATGCATGGTTGGCAGAAAAGTTGGGCATTGCCGATGCTGGCACCTGTCATATCGGATGGTTTGACGTTGAAAATTGTATCCGTGTGGTTGAAGTATGCCGAGGTGCCAAATGATCCGCTACCGCACGCAATCGCGCTTCAAGCCCCTGCGCGACTTTATCCGCCAGCCAGCGCTGCATGCTGCAATCGCAGTTATCGCGGCTCTGGCCGTTATCGAATACTTTTCTAAGGCGCCATGATGAGCAAGGACTGGACTTCAACTACGCAGAAACTTCCACCAGAAGATAAGGTTGTCGAAACAATGGATTCAGGTGGCCATGTGCAAGACCTTATTCGCCAAGGGCATCTTTGGTGGTTTGACGATATGAGCATGTACGTTTATTACGTGCCGAAATTTTGGCGCCTGCCTGATTGAGCCGCGCCCCACAACCAACAGCAAGGAGAATGACATGGAAGTTTGCAAAGTTTGCCGTAATACAGGCATGCGCCCGTTGAGCACTTACCTGGATTGCACTGATTGCAATTCAGCAGTCGAGCGCGCAGCCTTCAACAAATGGCGCGAAACTGAACTGAACAGCATTGGAACAGAAAACGATGACTGGGCCATCCACCAGCGGGCGCTTGCCATGGCGCCGAAGCAGGAAGCGCCAGCCGTGCCGACTGACGCAGACCTGAACCATGCTTTCGATTATGTCACGAAGCATTGGGCGTATGTGCGCAACGAGAACATTTTGCGCGCCCGGGCCTACTTCAAGGCTGGCTACAGGTACGCCTCTGAATCAGCGCCACACCCTCAAATGTCAAGCGCTGACATCGCCGCCCCGGCGGCCGCCAATGGCGCGCTGACGGATGCGCAGATTGATGCGGCATGGGATAGCCTGCCAGGCGCCAATATCATCCAAGGGCAAAATTCCATGAACTGGAATAGCCTCATCCGCCGCGCCTTTGCTCGATCCATCCTCGCTGCCGCTGGCCCTGATGCTGCGCTGGTGAAGGCGCTGGAGAAGATCATGCGGCCCTACGGAATCTACGATGTGGCCGTATCGAACGCAGGAGCCTTGCAACTCGACTTTATTGAAATCGGGCAGCAAGTACGTGTCGCCCTCTCTGGCGCTAAGGGGAATTGATATGGGCGAATTCTACCTGCAGGACAGCCGCAGCTATGTCGGCAACGATATGCTGTTTTGGGCTAAGAATGGCAATGGCTACACGACTGATCTTCGGCTTGCTCACGTCTACACCAAAGATGAAGCAGTAAGACAGCACCAGAGCCGCGAAACGGATATCCCTTGGCCAAAGGCCTATATTGATGCGAAGACGCGCCCAGCAGTCGATATGCAGTATGTGAAGCGCGAAGAGGCGCTGGCTGGAACTGGCATTGTGCTGATCGTACCAAAGAAGTATCGAAAACCAGTAGAGCGCTGCTATCGCTGCGGATGCTTCCTGAGCCAAGAGCAGGTCATGTTTGAATGTCCAAAGTGCGGCGCGGAGAACCGACCATGATCGAGCCAGATTTCCTCGCCAAAGCCTGCGCCCGTGAAAGCGCAGACGAAGAGGCCGCGATGTATGCCGAGATTTACGCGGAAGTCAAGGCAGAGCGCGAAGCCCAGGACTTGCCGCCAGCGCCGATCATGGTGGCGGCTGAGGCCGGAAGGAGACTGCGCCAAGAGTTGAGCATTCGCAATAAATAGCTTGCGGAATAACAAACAACTGCGTAGAATCTGTTTTGTCGATGGGCCAACATCGAAGTAATAAGCCTTTGTTTTCTGTTTCTCTAGCGGCATGACCGCAACCTGTTGGCCCAGGGAGAGCAGAAAACAAAGGCTTTTTTTTCGTCTGTACTCATCGACTAGCAAGCATACCGGCAAGGCAGGCAACAGGGTAGTTTGTGAAAGTGGAACTGGTGGCATAGCTCATGAAACACCACACATAACGGCGTCGAAGTCAGCACCGTTTGAGCGAAAGGCTGACGAGTCAATGCGATTCCCACAGGATAGTGTTGTAAAGGACTCCGGCTATGTCTGAGTCCGCTCAAGCCCTAGGATATACCTGTAGAAGCATGATGTAGAAGTATCCCCTTAGAAGCAATCAACCTTACCTAATGCTGGCATAGTCTCAGCGGAAAGTTATCAAATGACAAGCGCACTCGTAGTACAGCAAGTAACACAACTGGCCGAGCAATTCGGCATTCCTGAATCTGACGAACTGACTTCCGTATTGAAGGCAACTGCTTTCAAGGGGCAAGTGAGCGACGCTCAAATGTCGGCGCTCTTGATTGTGGCGCAACAATACGGCCTGAACCCTTGGACCAAAGAAATATATGCATTCCCCGACCAAAATAACGGCATCGTCCCTGTTGTCGGCGTTGACGGCTGGTCACGCATCATCAATTCGCATCCTCAATTTGACGGCATGGATTTTGAGCAAGATGACGAGTCCTGCACATGCATTATCTATCGCAAAGACCGTACACGCCCTGTGCGCGTTACTGAGTACCTGAGCGAGTGCAAGCGCGGCGTCAAGCCTTGGCTGAGCCATCCTAAGCGCATGCTGCGCCACAAGGCACTGATTCAGTGTGCGCGCCTGGCATTCGGCTATGTCGGTATCTACGATCTGGACGAAGCCGAGCGCATCGTGGAAGTCAATCCGTCGCCAGCATATACGGCACGGCCAAAACCACGGAATGCAGCAGACGTTGCACAGCAAGCGCAAACGGTCGAATTCAGCGATAGCCATGAAAGCCTGCTTGCTGACTTGCTGGCCGTTGCTGAAACTGGTTCTACGGCGCTGGAAGAATCATGGGGCCGCATCACCAAGGACGAGCGCAAAGCTTTGGCGTCGCACCTCAACAACTTGAAAGCGATTGCCGCCGAAGTTGACTCAAAAACCATCGAACAAGGAACCGAAAATGATTGAGCGTCAATCCAACCAAGGCGGCGCGGCATGGCTTAAAGACCGCGCCGGACACGCTACCGCCTCGCGCTTCTGCGATATTCTCGCTGTCAGTAAACGCGATGGCAAGCCGCTCAAAGCGCGCGAAGACTACCTGATGGATTTGGTAGTTGAACGCATCACCGGCGAACCAAAAGACAGCGCCAGCAGCTTTGCGATGCAATGGGGAACAGATGCCGAGCCATATGCCAGGGCTGAATACGAAGCCGTCACCGGCAACATGGTGCGCGAAGTTGGCTTCGTAAAGCACAAGCTGCACAAGTGGGTGGGCGCATCGTCTGATGGCCTTGTGGGGGCGACTGGCGGCGTTGAAATTAAATGCCCGTTCAACAGTGCCATTCATCTGCAAACATGGTCTGACGGCGCCATGCCAGAGCATCACGCAGCGCAAGTGTTCGGACAAATGTGGATTCTGGATCTGGAATGGATTGACTTTTGCAGCTTCGACCCTCGTATGCAGAACGGCGGCGAACACTTGAAGCTTTTCACGACGCGCATTGAGCGTGACCAAAAGGCGATTGATGATCTTGAATCCGAAGTACTGGGATTCCTTTCCGAAGTTGAACGTAAAGTAGCCGCCTTCATGGCGATGGGGAAATAAAATGACAACCGAAATCATCGACGCACCAAAAAGCGAAATCGCAGCATTCAGCCCTTTCTATGCCGACTTGGCGACGCTGGAAAAGGATAACGCGGCTACCGTGTTCGACTATGAATCCAAGGGCGGCAACAAGGATGCGCGCAGCCACGTACACAAGCTGCGCAAGACCAAGGGCGCGCTGGAAAAGGTGCGCAAGGAAGCAAAGGCCGACTATCTGCGCTTGGGCCGCGCCGTGGATTCGGAAGCCTCCGATATTGAAGCGCGTATCGAAGCCATGATCGCGGTTCATCAGGTCAAACTGGACGAGATCGAGCAGCGCGAGGCTGTGCGCGTGTCAGCCCTGCAAACGCGCCTCAGCGCAATTTCCCCAGGCATCGAGAATTATGAAAGCTCCGATGCTGTTCGCCAAGCAATCGCGGCTGTTGAGGCCATCGCCATTACCGCCGACTGGGAAGAGTTCATGGCCCAGGCAGCGACGACGAAAGAGCAGGTTTTGGCGCGCTTGAATGTCAATCTGCTGTCGGCTATCAAGGCCGAAGAAGACGCGGCCGAACTGGCCCGCCTTCGCGCCGAAACGCTCGCTCGTGAACAAGCCGACCGTGATGCGGCGATTGCTAAAGCCGCTGCCGATAAGGCGCACAAAGAAGCGGAAGAGAAGGCCGCTCAAGAGGCCGCCAAAGCTCGCCAGGCACTCCTTGATGCGCAGGCAGAGGCAGACCGCAAGGAAGCAGCGGCAGCGCTTGCTTTGAAGCAGGAGCGCGAGCGCGCACTGGCCGAGCAGGAGGCCGCAGCACTGCGCGAATCGCAACTCAAGATTCAAGCGCAACAGGCCGAGCAGCGCCGCATTGCGCAAGAGCAGCAGGCCGAGCAAGACCGCAAGGCCGCTATTGCCAAATCCGAGCAGCAAGCCGCTATGGCTGTTGAAATGGAAAAGCGGCGTGTAGCAGCGATTGCGGAAGCAGCAGCCGCCGAGCAAGCCAAGCGCGAACGCAACCGCGCCCATAAGGCCAAGATCAACAGCGCCGCGCTTTCTGCCTTCGTGGCTGGCGGCATGACTGAAGAATGCGCCAAGCAGGCTGTAACGCTGATAGCATCAGGCAAGATTCCAGCCGTAGCCATCGCCTACTAACCCCTCACCGCGCTGGCTACCGCTGGCGCAAAGGAAGAATGAAATGACGCCATATGAATTGATAATTATCTTGAATGCCCATGCCTCACCAGCGCAGCCATATGATCGTAAAGAGGCACCCATTTATCATGAAACGATGGGCAATTTGGTAGGGCTTGGCCTTTTTGTAACCACAGGAAGCGAATTGGCTAATGATTATGCGCCAACAGAAAAATTGCATGCTTATGCAAAATGTCTCTGCATGATGCCTTTGCCAGTGCAAAACTGGACGATTCCAGGTGCAACTTTCTTTGCGGTCGCCTAATGATCGCCACCCTCCAAGCAGCCCAAGCACGCCGCAGCCGATGGGCAGTCCGCATTGCAATCTTCGCGTGGGGGCTGCTGGCCCTGGCTTATGCTGTTAGCTACTGAAAGGAATGATGATGAAGTATGTAGCCGGATTTCTAGTTTCAACCTTGTTCATTTCAATAATCGGCCTTGTTAATGCTCTTGCAATGGAGAACGCACGCAATATGGTATATGACGAGTGCTCCATGAATGGAAAAGCGCCGATTCCTGGCGTTGGCTGGATTCAATGCGCGCCAATCACTGCAACTGTAAGCGTCACCATCCGAAATTAACGGCCCACCGGGCGCCGATCTGCCCGGAGAAAAAAGGAAATATCATGGATCAGCAATTGATTATCGAAACCCTGCAACATGCATTGAAGGAAATGGTCGCACTGCCCACAAAGCAAGAGCGCGATGACTATGCCGGCTATATCGGCAGCATCACGGGCCTGTCCATCTAATCCACTATAATCGGGTGATCTGCCCGGAGAGCGCGAGAGCGCAGAAGGAAACACATGAACAAGATTGAACTGGAAGCCGCTGTTGCAGCAGCAAAAGCAAACCTTTGCGCTGCTGAAAAAGAATTGAGCGACTTCATCGCATCGCCACTGAATAACGTGTTCGACAGCCTGGATTCGGCATCGGGAGAGCTGGAAGAACGCCTGCGCAATATTGCACATGAGGATTGCGAAGGTGCGGGCAATTGCGGCATGGAAGAATACGAGCAAGAATTCATCGTTGACGGCGTGCATTACCTCGGCAAGTTGTCGGTGGAATATGACCGCCACGACAAAACGTATTACTACATCGACCGTGCACGCTTCACATACGAGCCCGTAGACCGCGACGGTGCATAAAGAAAAAGCCCGGCTTCGAACCGGGCTTTTTTCAACTATTCAGCAATCCTTAATGGTTCGCTACTTTCCTACCAGCGCCAGCAGCGCGCTCTTGGCCTTCCCGCCTGCCGTGCTCCCAAAGAAGTAGGAGAATATCGAGGCGACAGCAGTGCCGAGCAGGAAGCCAAGCACCGTATTGGCGATTGCTTTTCCAGATTCTGACTGCGGCGGCCAGAACGTGATCGCGCTGATGTAGAACATTGTGAACAGGGACCATGCCGCCGCGAAGTAGTAGACGAAGCGCTTGCTGAAAATATCGTCTTGCTGGAGCGCCACTTCTTGCATGTGGCGTGCGCTGGCTTTATCGGCCAGCTCAGCCTTTCGAATATCCGTTTCGGCCGCCAGTATCGACTGCTGAAATTCAAGCACCTTTTGCGGATCTGCCTTGAGCATGTCAAATGCACCGGCAGGGCTTGCAGCGCCAGTTACTGCCTGCGCAATCTCAATCACCTTGCCGGCCACTTCCGGGCCCGCTGCGCTTTCCAGCAACTGCGGCGCGAAGCTGGCGGCAATCTTCAACGCGGCGAGAATGAGCGGCGCCATCACACCACCTCCACACGATTAGCCATCCAGCCGAAAAAGAAATCCTCGTTAGCCTGGCGCGCCTCGGTGATTTCCAAGTAGCGCACCGCCTGCAATGCATTCAGGCCGCGCAGCAGCACAGTGGCGCCCAGCTCGCCGCGCTTCTTGAGCAGGGCCGCCAGTGCCGCCAGGGTAGCTGGACCGACCTTGCCATCGACGGCCAGATCAGGCCACGCCGTGCCGCGCTGGTTCAGCGCATTGAGCAGGCGTTGCAGCCATGGGCCAGGAACAGCAGCGCCCATGTTCACAGCCGTGTCGATCAGCTCCTCGGCCACGCCGGCGTGCATGGCGAGGATCGGCTCAAAGCCTGGCTTCTTGATGTAGGCATTGGAATAGACCGCGACGGCGAAGTCGCGCGGCAGGTTGCGCATGTCACCAGCATAGCCAGAAGCACGCGCCACGGCTTCGGTGATACCGTACATTGTCTTGCCGCCCTTGTCGGCCGGGTTGTCGCTGTAGCCGCCCTCGCGCGCAATCAGGTCATCGATGATCTTCATCCTATTCCTTCAGGCTTTCGCCGTTTTCCAGCATGCGCTGGTAGATTTTCAGTTTCACCGCATTGATGCGGCGCACGTACAGGCCGACGATGCAGCCGATTACCAGGGAGGTAATACCGAGAGCCGTTTGCACTTGGGCCAGTACGGCGCCGGAACCAAGACCGATAGTCGCGGCTGCGACAGCTGATGCCACTTTAGGGTGGCCCGCTGCCGCCTCGAGGACTGTCCTTACGTTTTCTTGATCGCTCATTAATGCGCCTCTTTATGATGAGATTCTGCGCCCAGCCAATAACGACTGCGAACCAGATGCAGCCCCATAGGATTAACATCGCTGTCATAGCGGCTATCCACGAGTAATAGTCTGATAAATTGCACATAGGTCACGGCCGCCATCAGCAAGTTGTAAGTTGCTGGCGGGACATAGGCCAGGTACAGAATCCATCCACTGAAATTGATGATGATCGACAGCAGGCAGAACACCTGCATGTCGTCACAGAGTTTTCCCGATGCCAGCTTGCCGCAAGCGAACAGCAGCAGCAAGTCGAGCATGGAGGCGCTCCCGTGATAAGCCAGCATCCATTCGCGCGTGTTGGGCCATGGATAAGCTATCTCATCGTGCGCCCAGCCTACCGAGTAAAACAGCAGGCCAAGCAGCAGGCGGGAGCGCCAGCCGTTCATTTCTTCGGCTTCTTGGGTGGCGTGGTTTTCTTGTCCTGCGGCTGTTCCTTGCCTTTGCCGCCAATTTCATAGATCGATTTCATGGTGTTTCCTTTCGTGGTTAAAAATTTAGCTGATTGTAATTGAAACTGCATCCAAATAACCCTTTGGCGCGCCAGACGTTACACCAAAAAGGCTAACGGCAACACGATATTTCCGTGCGCCCTGTGGTGCTGCGAATGGAAGACCGCCATTTACTTTTGTCCAGGTTGCGACATTTCCAGTAACGGCTACGAGTTGCTGACCAGTCCCAAGGACAGCCCCGTTTTTATCTGCAAAAGATGCCTCGATGTAAAACGTACCACCCGTCCCAGCAAGGGAATCTGTGAAATAAAACAGTTCAACAGCTGCCATATCACCAGGCTGGCAATCAACCTCCGCAGTGGCGCGGCAAGTTACCCCAGCCCCAGGAAGAGGAGCAAGTTGAAGGCAATATGTACCTTCGTACGGGGTAACAGTATTTACCCTTGTGGGCAATTGGGTGCCTTGCAAAGTCCAGTCCGCCGTAAAATTCGCCGATTCAAAAGACGGATACGAAAGCAAATTTTGATAGGAGCTAGTAAGCATCGCACATGTTGATAAGCCATGGCTAATGTCCTTTATCTTTGTTCGGCCGCCGCCCAAAACCATACGAACAGAGAAGGAATTATTCCCGCCGACGACCTTCCATCCACGTCCAATAATTCCTCCACGGGTGCAATTATCATCACAGTAAAAGATTGGGAAATTAGTGCGGTTTGCAGATATGGTAATGACGTGGCTAGGAGAAATAGTCAGTAATGTGTCGATACCAGATACCTGATACCAAGTAGAAATATCAGATGAACCTTCCGTGTGGCCGCCAACAATGGCTACTGCCCCGCCGGAAATCGTCATGATGGTTTTGCCGACATAATCGAAACTGCAATTATTAAAGAAAGTATCGGCATTCGGGTTAGTTTGATCAAAGATCAGTTGTCGTCCACCAAACAAGCAGGTATCAAAAATATTCCGCTCACCAGAATTTGTTGCGGTCGTGATTTGAATGCCGGCAGTCGTATCGGTGCCGACACCAGGGATGCCCTGGAAGTTGCAATATGCAAAGGTAGTGAAAAACGCACCCTTCCTAAATACGACTTCGATAGCCCATCCTTGGAAAACGCAATGCTTGAAGGTGTTGCCAGCATTTACATTTTCCGAAACAGAGCAGTCAATAGAAACGCATGAGACGCTCGTAACGGCAAAGCCTGGGCCGCGTAGAACAAAGTTCTCAAATGTATGAAGTTGGGCCAATCCAGTCCGAAGATTTACATCAATACCGGATTGCGTAGGGGCGAGAAATATGCCCGACGTTAAGGCCATCCCGTTCAGGGTTGCACCGCGGCCAATGAAGCCAACACGGGTTGAATCCCAGGTGAATCCCGAAAGGAGTGTGTACGTTGCGCCAGCACGGAATGCCAGATGCTGTCCACCTGGCGTAGCCGATGCGACTGCAATTGCTGAGGTGACAGCGGGCTTGGAATCCGCCGCGCCAAATGCGCCGAACCAGTCAACTTCTATTGGGCCTGTAAATTGACGCTTCCAGCGCATACCATTTGATGCCACAATAACAGTTCCGCCATTGTCAATGCTGGCCGTATCATTAGGGTCGGGCACAAACCATCCGGATATTCCACTTGGCGAGGATCCAGCCAAGTATCCTGTAATATACACAGATTTTCGAGGCCCAACATATGCACGTAAGGCACCGTAATCAGCAAGCTGCAAAGCATTAAACGACTGTGCGACGGTCTCGCCGCCATTACCTATCATTTCAGAGCCATTTGATGCCGAAAGGTCAACAATACTTATATTGTCACGGTCATAAATTGTATTGTCAAATGAGTCTTTAAGGATTACGCGATAGTTACCGCTGCCATACATTACTACTTCGCCGCGTGCATTTGCCACAACTGGGTTTGTATTCTCAATGGTCAGAGCTTGGTCTTGATACGTTTTCTTCGGCGTCAGTGATCCAGCTGAATATGTGAAAATCTTCCCGGCAAAAAGTGGATCACCAATATCGTTCAAAAACTGCTGCTTTGGCTCTGGTAGAAGGCTGCCTGGCATGGTAAATCCTTTACTGTTTCGTGCTACATTACGTTGATTAACCACGAGGATATCACATGGAATTCAACCCTATTTTGCTAGGCTACTTGGTAGCCTATATCATCACTGCCTGGCTACTCCCCGAAGTCCCTTAATCGTTTTTTCTCTTCTCTATCCTGCTCTGCGGCCCCTACCCCAATGACTGCAGATGGCATACTACGCAGACGGTTTGCGGGTACGGAGGAAGGCGTATCCGCAGCAATAGCGGCTGGGGCATTCAGTGCCCGCTTAGATCCGATGCCGATGGAAATGTTCTGTACAGGCTGTTGTATTAGGCCACCCGCTGGGATCTTACTCAGCAAGGCGCTACCTGCAATCCGGTCAAGAATATTCGACATTAAGACCGCGCCAGTATTCGAATTGCCCACTGCGCTACCACGCGGCTGAACCTGCTCATAGGAAGCAACTCGACCAAGAGCCTTAAGCTGGTCGATATCCTTCTGCGGGAACCAGATAGCCAAACGTTCATCGCCGATATCCTTCAATGCCTTGTTGAATGCAGACTGGCTCACGTTGCCGATTTCATCCGATGCGCGGCCAAGTGCTTTTGCCTTCAAGTGCTCGATGATTTGTTCGCGCACAGTCGTAACAGCTAGGGGATCGCCCTTAATGGACGACCGAAGCGCCTTCTGCGCGGCGATAGTCGAATCCTTGCCATTCCCGGTTATGTAGGTATTGACGAACTTGTCAGGCTCTACGCCATCGCGCACGGCGGCAAGTGCCGGCGTTTTCTCCACAATCTGCATGTACGATCGGTTCAGCTTACGCGCGCGTGTGAATGCGTTGATGGCCTCTTGGCCGATATCTTGGCCTGGGAGCAGCGGAGTTTCATCAAGCGCCTGGCGTACATATCCAAGCGCCTTACGCTCTGCCGCATCGGTAGACGCGCGCTGAAGGCCCGCAATGCTGGTCTTGAACTGTTCAGCCATATCCACAGTCAGAGGGGCCGCAGCAGGTGCTGGAGCGCCTGGAACTGGCAGCTTGCCATCGTTGATAACCTGCGTCCACTTCTTGTTCAAAATATTGCGCACAGCAGCCGGGATCTTGTCGCCAAGCAGCGCTTCATCAATCAGGCTGTTTGCGCGCGTAACAAATGCGTCGGGGTCAAGTTCAGCACTTCGGCCATTGGCAGCCCGTGCCTGCGAATAGCGAGAACTGATTAGCGCCTGGGCGCGTGCGTCCCTAGCGCCAAGAGTCCCGCTAATAGTCGTGCCTGCGCCTGCTGGGGTAGCTGGAGCGGCTGAACCAAGCTTATTCATGCCGCTGATAATCTCGCGGTTATTCGCGTTCTCGGTTTGCCCAAGCTGTTGCGCTGCAGCGTCTTTGCTGTTGATGCCTTGCTTTGCCAAGTTCTTTTGCTGACTGATATCTTCTGGCTTAAGCGACAGAGTTGCTTTCGTCGGCGTCAGACCAGTAAGGCGATAGTCTGCCAGGCGGCGCAATTCGTCCGGCTTGAGGTCGTCGCTGATCTTGAGCGCAGCCGCAACGTCATCGCGGATGCCCTGAGCAACCTGCGGCACCATGTTTTCAATCTTGATACCATTTGGTGCTATAGCTGAGTTGATTTTTACGTCAAGTTCATCTGGCGTATAGGTCGGTGTGCGCGTACCAATACGGCCAGCAAGCTGTGCTATCTTGTTTGCGGCCAAGGGCGTAGCCACACCAGCACCAAGCGCCGCAACGAATTGGGACAGCGCATTGCCGCCAGTCTCACGCACATAGCCGCCAGCGCCTCCTGCTGATGCCGCAGATGCCAATTGCGTAGCAGGAGCGGCCGCCAGTGAGCGAGCGACAGCATTTGTAACGCCAGTAGTTCCTTGGGCTACCCTGCCAGCAAAAGCAATAGGCGCGGCTGCGCCAGCTACAGTCTCACCAATATCACCAACAACACGCTCAGTCGCATTACGCGGCACCGGAAGGCCTAGCGAATTCGACAGCATGCGGCCAATGCCGGGCTTCATCTGTTGACTAGCGGGTAGAACAAGATTACCAGCAGCACGGATAGGCGTCCCGACCAAATCAACAATATTGCCAAGCCCTTGCAGGCCTGCGCGAGCTGTCAAGCCGATTTGGCGAGGAACGTCGGCGATAGACTCATTCAACTGCTCACCAAATGGTTTTGAAGGAGCTGGCGCAGACTCCACAGCCGATTGCGCACGCGTCTGCTGATACGCCTTCGAGACGATATCGAATTCTGGCGTACCTTTCTTATCGGCGTTCTTGACGATCCAGGCTGCGTATTCTTCGGAAGTTGCCATCAATTGCCTCCTAAGATTGCATCAGCCTGGTCGAATATATTTCCGCCACCTGACGGCTCAGCATCAAATGCGGCTCGGCCTGCATTCTTTTTAAGGCCTTGGATGGCAAGCTTCCTGTTTTTGCTTTTCTGCTCGATCACGCCTTTACCATCGCCAGGCTGCGGGAAATACTGCTTCCTTGCGTTGTCAAACTCGCTTGCACCAATAGCCGCGCCAGATTCTTGACGCAGAACAGCATTGATGAAGTCGCGCTGCGCTTGCTCAGCTCGTTGGTCGCTGTCGTTCAATGCGAACTTATTGGCAGCGGAACCAAGAATGCCGCCAATAAGAGGCGTGTTCTCAACCGACGTTTTTGAGTTGATAGCAGCAGGGCTGTACTTGCCAGTGAGGCCAGCCAGAACCTTATCTGCCTCTTCAGCACGCGCGCCAAACGCCGCCGACTTGCCTTGAAACTCGGTAGGAGCTTTGGCCGAAGTAACTGGCTTACCATCGCGCATGACAGGCTGAGATTGGCCAGTGCGAGGGTCAACCAAGATCGGCCCCGTGTCAGTCTGAACAACTTGCCCGCGCGGCGCCTGGCGATCAAAGCTAAGCCGTTGCTGGGCCAATCCAAGGTTTCCACGAGATACAGCAAGTTGGCCGGCAGCGTTGGCTTCACTGGCCTTATTGGAGCGGACAGTTTCGCCAAATGTTTGTTGTTGCTGACGGGCAGCAACTTGCTCTTTGGCGCTCATCGCTGCATTGCGCTGCTGGTCAAGCCATGCGGGAATCTGCGCAGGGTCTTGCGGGGCGGAAGCTAGAACTTTATCAACCATTTCTGGCTTAATGACGCCGATATCGGAAAGATGGCCTAAGGCGCGCTGAATCATCACAGGATTGGCGCCGCCTGGGACAGCCTGCAAAGATCCAAGAGTCGATGCAATGCTATCAAATGCGCTTTTTGCGGCCTTACTTTGATTTTCTTGAGCCTCAGCTTCTGCCTTCTTCAAATCGGCGGCCGCTTTCTTCTGATCTTGTGCTGTCTTCTGATATGCCACTGCCTGACTGCCAAAGCCACCACTAGCAAGCCCAGATACAATATCTTCGCCAGACTTTCCGGATGCCAGCAGTTGAGCAAGCGAAGAATCTGCAGCCTGTGATCGAGCGCGATCTTGGAAGGCCATATCAGCAATCCGGTTTTGATTTCGTGCCGTCTGAACCTGAGCTACACGAGCGTAGGTATCCAGCGGGCTATCAAGTTGGACGCCACGGGCTTGAAGGATTATGTTCGGGTCAAGTGCCATTATTATTCCTCAATCAAGGCGAGTAGCCGGGGCCATACGTATTGAAATTAGCTGTTTGGCTTGTCGCGCCCTCTGTGATTGGGCTGTAGGTGCTGCCATTCAGCAATGCATTCTGCGTGTACCAGTTAGTAGCCTGGCCCAGCGAGTTTGTCAGCGCGTTACCAGTGGCCACGTAGCCAGATGCACGTGCATTACCAGCTGCGAGCTGGTTGCTTGAAACTTGCTGCGCCATGTTCTGGCCTGCATTCCCAATGGCGTTAGTAGCCACTTGGCCGACTCCAGCCAAACTCGCCAGACGATTGTTATTCGTGTTACTGGTCGTCAAGGCTCGATTGTATGCATCGTTGAACTTGGTTGATGCGTAGTCTGTGTTGTACTGACTCGCCGCCTTCAATGCAGCACCGGACAACAAACCGCCGCGAGCCGCTGCACTGTTCGTAACGCCTGCTTGCCCCTGCTGTAATCCAAACTGATAGCCAGGGTCTGTGGCGACGTTAGAGCCGTCAAACGAAAAAGCAGGCGCGGCTGCAAGTTTATTGATCGCAGTCACGCCAACTTGTCGGAATGGCTCTTGGTCAGCGCGATTCTGATTGTACTGTGCCATCGAAGTATCTGTGGCTTGCTGCGATGCTTGCGTTTGCGCATTAGCTGCTTTGCTAGCCGACTTTGATGCCACCACACCGCCTACAACCGCGCTGCCTACTACTGCTGCTGCTACCCAAGACATGGCAAACCTCCTGCGCCTTCCAGCGCCTCAAAACTTTCTGCGATCAAGTCTGCCTCGATCTTGGTTATATCTGTTTCATTGGTTCTGAAAACGTTGACGAAAACCGTATCCTCGTGCGCCAAGCCTACCTTTTGCATGCCGGCCGGCGACGTTACCATGTAGCCACCTTGGGCACGGATTTCTCCCGTTTCAGTGGCAATGCTAATGTCTCCACTCAGAACAATATTCACGCATGGCTTCTTGTGGATCTTGCCCATCAAAAGAACGCCTTTTGGGATGAATATTGTCCGCGTGTACAGGCCGTAAGCCAATGTTTCCTCATGCCGGATTTCGACCTGCTCAACAGCCGCCATGCGCTCATGAAGAGCGGAAATCTCTAACCTCACATGAAGGGGATCAGCGCTTGATCCAAAGATTTCAGAAAGTTGGCTCATATTCACATTGGCAAAAAGGTTATTGTAGGCGCAACCAAGTATGTAAAACGGATTTTATCACCAGCAGCCATAGAAATTGGGCCAGAAGCAATGCCAGCGGCGAAGAATGTACTGCCTCGTCCGTATTCTACCAGCGAAACTGTACCACCCGATATAAAGATAATGCCGTTAGACGGGGCCGTGAAAACGTATCCCGTTCCTGATGGCGTGATTACACGAGAGCTTCCACGACCTAGAGGGTAATCAATTTTTTCGCCAAGGTGCGGCATTAGCTAATCTCGCGCACGCTGATACGCAGAACAAGGGAAGATGCCACCGTGCCAAGCGTGCTAATGAAGTCGCCAGCGTTGAGGATCTGACCTACCATTTCCGGGCACGTGTATGTCGGGTCGGTAGAGGTAAATGTCTTCGGCTGCATGATGATATTAGAAACGCCAGCAGTACCGCCGCTTGGGACAATCTTCATTGTCGCCGCAGATGCTGCGCCAGTTGGTGGTGTAATGGTGCATTTGTCGATGATGCAGCGGACTGGTGCCGTGTATTGCGTAGTCTCTGCTGCCTCCATGTATTTTGCTTCGACTGCGCATTTAGCTGTGACGGTCATAATATTACCCCTTGTTCTAAGTCGTTAATCCTGCGCTCCAGAATAGTAATTCGCTCTTGTGCGCTTCTGATCTGTGTTTCCAAATATTCTATGGTCTGCTCCTGGCTTATGGGAGGTGATTGCGAATCTTGCGCGGCCGGCTGTTGGCAGTTAGGCGGCAATGAACCGAAGTCGGATGAAACTGTTGCCACTACAATATCTTGGCTTTGAGCTGGCGGCGAAACATCAAGATAATCAACCCTCTCAATTACAGTTGTAACCCCTTCTACTACTTGGGGAAGAGTGGGGGCGCCAACCTCAGTCCCAACTTGCGTATAAAGGTGGCGTAGCGCGTCAATGGCCACGCGGTCAAATCCCATCTGAAAAAGCATGGCCTCATTGAGTTTGACTATAGCCATTAGCTTCCAAGCTCCAAATCGAGGAATGCGCCCTGCAGAACGATAGGGCCAATAGCGGTTGTTGATACCTCAAATACTCTATCACGGCCACGCCCCAGGCGATCAAAGAATGGCTTCAGACTATATTCACCAGCCCTCCCAAGCGAGGTAACAAGTGGCGATGACCACGTGTTACCCCCATCATCAGACCAGCGCAACCAAACTTTAGGATCTTGCTCCAACTCACTACCGATTCCAACCTGCATATCCAACGTCATGCGGCGAAAAAACTGAATCACGTTCGCCTGGCTGATGTGCTGGAATGATTTAACACGCGGAATCACGGCGCCATTATCAGTGTACGTATCGAGGTCAAGTTCATAAATATTTCCATTCTCTCGGTCGCCAACCAGATGCTTGCGCTGATAAAAGCAGTAGCAACTATCGCGAACCTGCTCATATTGGTTGTTTTCCAGGCGATAAGCACGC